ACACCGCTGAGCCCCGACCAGATCGCGCTGTGCACCGAACTCCTCGCACCCGCCCCCGACAACACCCGCACCGCCGCCTGACCCCTGTAACGACGAACGGCGCCCCACGTGGAGGCGCCGTCCTTCACCGATCTCACAGAAAGAGGCCATCCCCCGTGAGTACCGGCACCCCCCACTCTACCCGACCGGTGATCGACTCCCCCACCGATCGCGTCCCGTCCCCGTTCAAACGCCCCGAACCCGGACGGCACCGCCTCGACGACAGCACCCCCGCACAGTTCCGGGCCCCCTACGTGGTGAAGGTTCACCAGCCCGACGCTGCACCAGCCCACCGGCCCCGCCGTGTCCGCACCTACAAGCCCGGTGTCACCTCAACCCAGCAGCTCACCGCCTACGTTCGCGGCGGTGTGGCGTGAGCGCCGCGTCCCGGCTGGAGAAAGCCGACCGCTGCTTCGTCGCCCGCGACCCCCACACAGGCCGGTTCGTGAAGACCAGCATCGACACCGCCAAGGTGAACGCCGCCGCCCCGTCGTGGCCGTCGCTGGCACTCAACTCCGCTGGGATCGCCGGCGGCCTGGGGTTCGAGCTCCCCACCCCTGTGGTGGTGGCCGGGATCGAGTGGGGCCCCGACGACGGGGATGCGTTCGCCAGCCCGATCGGTGTCGCTCTGGCCGCGGAGATGGCGGGAGTGTCGTGACTCTGCTGCTGTACGTCTACAGCTTCGGATGGCTGCCCAACACCCCCAGGCTGATCCTCATCACCGCCGGAATCATCGGGTGGCTGACCGTCTCCGTCGTAGTAGGGAGACGGGTTAGTCGCATGATCCGGATGCGTGACCGGCAGATGTCCCTCGAGGAGGACGACCGTGTCTACTGAGCATGCCGCCCTGATCGCCCAGGCGTGGGCGGAGGTCTGCCGTGACGATCGGGTGGACACGGCCGCGCAGATCCTGCACAACCGCCGACACCTGCTGGGTACCGCGAACACGTGCGAGCGCTGCACTGCCGATGCTCGCGCTGTGGCCGTGGTGTTCCTGGCCGACTCGACGGCAGAGCCGCTGCGCGAGGTCGAGGCTCGCAGGGTAGACGCCATCGCAATGGACGGGCGGTCCGCGCTGCGGCTGCTCGGCGTCACCGACGCCGAGATCGACGAGACGCTACCTCCCCTCTAGCTCCGGTACTCCTCGTCCCCTCGGGGGTGTGCCGGTCACATGACGCCCCGACCTTTGCTTGGTGCCCCAGGTTTAGGTCGGGGCGTTTCTGGCGTCCAACCTGGGGACACGCGGACACAGGTTGCGTCCTGAGATATACGTGGTATATCTTTACCGGCATGGCAACCCATCCGCTGCACACGGTCAGAGTGCCTAAAGACATCTGGATGGCGGCGAAACGGCGGGCCGACCGAGAGGGCACCAACATGACCGCCGTCATCGTCGCCGGACTGCGCCGCTACGGCTCGCGGGATCGGGTGCCCGCACCCCAGGGCGACGACACCGCAGCCGCAAGCTAGCTCCCCGAACCTGAAACGGAGACTCCCCGAGCATGTCCTACGACCAGTTTTTGCTGTCCAAGACACAGTTAGGTGACGGTGTCGGGTTCGAACCGATCGACCTGCCCGACTACCTGTTCCCGTTCCAGCGGCATCTCGTCGACTGGACGATCCGACAGGGCCGCGGCGCCCTGTTCGCCGACTGCGGCATGGGCAAGACCCCGATGACGCTGGTGTGGGCCGACAACGTGCACCGGCACACCGGCAAGCCCGTCCTTGTGGTGACCCCGCTCGCGGTGGGGTTCCAGACGGAGCGGGAGGCCCGCAAGTTCGGTATCGACGCCGGCATCTCCCGCGACGGCGAGCCGGTCGACGCGGCGGTGACGATCACCAACTATGAGCGGTTGGAGAAGTTCAACCCCGACCACTTCGGCGGTGTGGTGTGCGACGAGTCGTCGGCGATCAAATCGTTCGACGGGGTACGCCGGGCTGTGGTCACCGAGTTTCTGCGGATGATGCCCTACCGGCTGTTGGGGACCGCGACGGCCGCACCCAACGACTACGTGGAACTGGGAACCAGCAGCGAGGCCCTGGGACAGCTCGGGCACATCGACATGCTGAACCGGTTCTTCATCAACGCGCAGCGCACCTCGGACACCCGGGCGGGCGGCCGCTTCGGGGCAAAGAACAAGGAGGGCTGGCGGTTCAAGGGGCACTCGCAGGACGCGTTTTGGCGGTGGGTGTCGTCGTGGGCCCGCGCCATCCGGAAGCCATCCGACTACGGGTTCGACGACGGCGCGTTCGTGCTGCCCCCCCTGGAGTACCGCACCACCAACGTGGAGGCCCGCACCTCGCAGCCCGGCACCCTGTTTGACACGCCGGCCAGCGGGTTGCAGGAGGAGCGGGAGGTGGCGCGCCGCACCATCACCGAACGCTGCGAGGCCGCCGCCGCTGCGATCGAGGACGCCGAGTCGGGGGTGTCGTGGTGTCACCTCAACGCCGAGTCCACGATGCTGGCCAAGCTGATCGACGGGGCGGTCGAGGTGACCGGGTCGGACAGTATCGAGGCGAAAGAGGAGAAGCTGCGGGCGTTTACCGACGGAGAGGTGCGGGTGCTGGTCACCAAGCCGTCGCTGGGGGCATGGGGGCTCAACTGGCAGCACTGCCACCGCATGACGTACTTCCCGTCCCACTCTTACGAGCAGATGTATCAGGCGGTGCGCCGCTCGTGGCGGTTTGGGCAGACCCGGCCGGTCACCGTCGACATGATCGTCACCGATGGTGGGGCGAACATTCTCGCCAACCTGCAACGGAAGGCCGACCAGGCCGACAAGATGTTCGACTCCCTGGTCGAGCACATGAACAACGCGACCCGCGTGCAGCGGACCCGCAACTACAACACCGGCATGGAGATCCCGTCATGGCTCGCGTAGCCGACCAGCTCGTCACCGACCGCTTCGCCATCTACAACGGCGACTGCATCGACGTCATGTCGGCACTGCCGGACGCGTCCATTCACATGTCGGTGTACTCGCCGCCGTTCGCCGGCCTGTACCACTACTCCAGCTCGGAGCGGGACCTGTCCAACGCGCGCAGCTACGAAGAGTTTTTCGACCACTACAACTACGTGGTGGACGAGATCGCCCGGGTCACCATGCCAGGCCGGATCACCGCCGTGCACTGCATGGACGTCCCCACCGGCAACTCGGGCCGTGACGCCCTGGTCGACTTCCCGGGCGACATCATCCGCCAGCACCGCGACCGCGGATTCGACTACATCGCCCGCTACCACATCTGGAAGGAGCCGCTCGGGGTGCGGAACCGGACGCTGGCCAAAAACCTGGCGCACCGCACCATCGTCGACGACTCGTCCCGCTGCTCGGTGGCGTCCGCCGACTATCTGCTGGTGTTCCGGCGGCGCGGCGACAACCCGGTGCCGATCACGCACCCCACCGGACTGATGGAGTATGCGGGGGAACGGAAGATCCCGGCCGACCTGCTGCGCTACCGCGGCCACACCGGCAAGCAGACCGAGAACCGGTACTCGCACTGGATTTGGAGGCAGTACGCGTCCGCTTTCTGGGATGACATTCGCATCGACCGGGTGCTGCCCTACCGGGAGACCCGCGACGAGGAGGACGAGAAGCACGTTCACCCCCTGCAGCTCGACGTGATCCGCCGGGCGGTGGACCTGCGCACCAACCCGGGTGAGACGGTCCTGACCCCGTTCATGGGTGTCGGCTCGGAGGTGTACGGCGCGGTTGAGCTGGGCCGCCGGGCCATCGGCATCGAGCTGAAGCCGGGCTACTACCGGCAGGCGATCAAGAACCTGCACGAGATCAGCGACGGTGCCAGCACCGAGCAGGCGGCGCTGTTCGCGCCCTAACCCGGATTACGGTCATGGTCATGCCAGCATTTACGGGTGACCGGAACCCTCGGCGACACGTACATGATCGCCCTGATAACCCGCCGCCAGCCCGGCACCGTCCGGTCCTGGGCATCACGCGGCCTGCTCACCCGCAAGGGCACCGGCAAGCGCGGACGGGCCCTCTACGACATGGACGAAGCCGAAGCCCTGGCGATGCGCCTTGACATGGCCCGGCCAGCATGCAACGGTCAGAGCGCAGCCGTACAGCCATGTCCGGAATCAGCCCCGCCAGCCATCTGAGGCCAGCGGGGTTTCGCCATACCGGGAGGCCACCATGCCCGTGATCCTCGGCATCGCCGCGATCGTCGCCATGGCCCTCGCGCTCATCCTGCGCCTGGCGGGCTCGCACATCCACGGCGGCGTGTTCCTGACCTGGCAGACGTTCACCATCCTCGGCCTGCTGCTGTGGGTGGTCTGGGACGTCGTCTGCTGGCGCGGCCACCGCGGCGGAGCGGCGTGACCATGGACACGCCCAGCGGCACGGGAACCGTCACCCGCAGCGGCGGCAACGGCCTGGACACGTCCGGCGCAGGCGGCTGGTACTCCGGCCGCGTAGCCGAACGCCTCACCGCCGCCGCGACCATGCCCGGCCTGGACGAGCTCGTGTTCTACATGCTCGACGACGCCGACGCGGAGAAGATCACCGCGTGGCGGGAGAACTTCGCCGCGTTCAACGCGGGCATGTCCGGCCACAAGCACCCGCACCGGCCCGGCGTCCCCGGCTCGACCGGCCACATCGCGCACATCGGGTCACCCGTCCGTGCGGGCGATGTGCGGCCAGCGCGGGTGACCATGGTCCCTGACCCTGAGTCTGGGCGGCTCAACCTGAAGGTGAGCCTGGACGGCTCGGACTTCTACTGGGCGACCGGCGTTCCCCATGGTGACGGGCCGGGCCAGTGGACGGCGGCACCATGACCATCCCGGAAGATGTGGCGGCCGAGATCCGCGAGGCCCTCGCCCAGGTGGACCATGGCCTGGCTGTGGACCTGGGCAGCTTCGCTCAGTACGCGGACGACAACCCCGCGTACCGCCATGGCGGCCCGGATGCCGGGTGGTACCTGCGCACCATGGGCGGCTGGCGGCGCATCAGCGACACCGAGGCAGCCCGCGAACGCTATCTGGACATGCGGCACTTCATGCATGACCCGAACGAGGACGATGATGGCTGACCTGGCGCATGCCGCCGAGGGCGACACCGACCTGTTTGGCGACACCGACGCGGCCCACTGGGCGGAACGGTTCAGGTCCAAGTGGATCATCGTTGCCGCACCTGGACCCGGCGAGACGATCCTTGGCTTCGAGGCGGCTGAGAAGCGGACCGAGGGCGTGATGCTGGCCTGGTTCGCCAGTGCGATCGAGAGCGGGCGCATGGCCAATGGCACGGACCAGGCCGAGGCTTAGTGCCGCGGCCCGCGGCTATGGTCCCGACCATCAGAAGCGCGTCAAGGCAGCGAAAGCCGCATGGCGGCCGGGCCAGCCATGCGCACGGTGCGGCCAGCCCATCACCAGCCTGACCATGGTCGACCGGCGCGGGCGGGTTGTGTCCGCCGTCGACCTCGGCCATGTGGACGGCTCAGGCAAGACGGCATACCAGGGGCTGGAGCACCGCCGGTGCAGCCGCAGCGCAGGTGCGACCATGGGCAACCGGATGCGCGGGCTCACCCGCCAATGGGCCACGTCGCGGCAGTGGTAGGGCTACCGTGCTGGTACCTGAACCCCGCACGGGAGGCACACCATGGAACACGGCCCCAGCTTCTCCAACGGCTCCGCCCACAACGGCGGCCACGGCGGCCCGCCGCTGACCATCACCGGCGTGCTGCTCGGCCAGGCGCAGGACGACAGGTGGGGCAATGGGCCAGCCATGGTCACAGCCTGAGCGCAAGCGCGGCAAGGGCAAGGTCATCACGCGCAAGAACCAGCGGCGCGTGCCGCCGCCGCGTGTGGTGCCAGTGCGCAGGGCCAGCCGTGCACGGCGGCCAGGGCACTGACCATGGCTGACCGCGAGCAGGATGCGCTGGACTGCGCGGCCCGGCGGCGTGAACGGGAAGCCAATCCGCCGGATCCTGCCCTGTACGTGTGCCGGTGCGACCATGACCACCCGCCTGAGGTGTCATGGTGCGACCTGTGCGAGTACCCAGTGGAACGGGTCATAGACCATGGCACATGCTCGTCATGCGGCTCTAAAGAGTTCCGGCTGATGCCGGACCGACGGATCA